TTTTTTTTTTCAAGCAGAAGACGGCATACGAGATCACTGTGTGACTGGAGTTCAGACGTGTGCTCTTCCGATCTGTCTTTCGCACATGATGGCGAAACGAAAAGGGTGGAAAAGGAAGATGGACCATGCCGGGAGGTAGACCTCCAAAACCGATGAAGATCCATGTCCTGCAAGGAACGGCCCGGAAGGATCGGCATGGCCACAGGTCTGGCGAGATCGAGCCGGATGGAGGATTTCCGGTATGCCCGGACTACTTGAGCGACTTTGCCAAGGGCGAGTGGGATCGGGTGGCGGCAATCTCGAAATGGGCTGCGGCGATCACGGCGGCGGATGCCACCGAGCTGGAGGTATACTGCCAGCTGAAAGGCATGTGGATCGACTCGTGCAATCCGGATCATGAGCCAATGTCCGAGGGCTTGATTCGGCAGATGCGCTCCGCGGCAGCAAAGCTTGGAATGACGCCGAGTGACCGAGCCAAGATTCGCGTCCCGGAAGCAGAAGCAAAACCGGTGAACAAGTTCGCGGGGCTCGGGTAGATGGGTGTTCTTGGCCGGGACATGGCGACACTGCGGGAATGCCGCAGGGTAGCTGGGGAGGCGACAGCGGCCAAAGAGTTTGGGCCGTTGGTTGCGGGCCGAGAAGTGTTTGCGGTCACGAACGGCCAAATATCTCTGATCGACGTGATCGGGCATTACCTGCGGGAGTCGGGTCCCGCGGAACTGGAGATTTCCACGTTTTCGGCGGGCGTAGTAGAGATCAACCATTTGGCCCGGCTGGCGCACGAAGGGGCGGTCACTGGGGTCAGATGGGTGATGGACCGGTCATTTGTGCTTCGGGAGCCAAAAGAATGGCGATTGCTGAATGCGAAATTTCCGGCCGCATCAATCAGGCTGACGGTAAACCACGCCAAGGTGGCGACGATCAGAAATGAGCGGTGGGCGGTGCTCATCGACGGATCGGCGAATCTGCAAGAAAACAAGCGGATGGAAGTAATCCGCGTTACCCCGGATCGGGCCTTGGTGGATTTCTGGGTCCGGGTGATGGATGGGATTTTCGACTCGCAACCGGAAGGCCAGAAGCCAAAGGCGGCGGCTCGGCGGTTTGCGCGGCTGGGGCTGGAGCGGTTGCCGTCGGGCGCACTGAGGAAAACAAGTTTGGCGCGAGGATTGCGCCCGTGACGGGGGTACAGCGGGCAAGCCGCTACATGGCCGACGTGCTGGCCGGGCGGGTAGTCGCGTGCAAGTGGGTGAAATTGGCCTGCCAGAGGCAAAAGGGCGACTTGGGCCGGAAGTCGTTCCGGTGGAAGTTTGCCGAGGACCGGGCCAACCGGGTATGCGCATTTGTCGAGTGCCTGCCCCACGTGGAGGGGAAATGGACCGGGCCGATCAAGCTGGAAGATTGGCAGTGCTTCATTTTGGCCACGGTGTTCGGCTGGATCGAACGCAAGTCGGGGACACGCCGGTTCCGCACGGCTTATATCGAGGTCGCCCGCAAAAATGCCAAGTCCACATTGTCGGCTGCCATCGACCTGTACATGCTGACGGCGGACGGAGAGAACGGGGCGCAGGTCTACAGCGCGGCCACGACGCGGGACCAGGCCCGAATTGTGTTCTCGACCGCGCAAAAGATGGCGCGGCGCACGCCTGAACTGCTGGAGCACTTTGGGGCCGAGGTCAACGCCCATACGGTTTCCGTTCTGGCGACCGGCTCCAAGTTTGCCCCCCTGTCGTCGGAAGGCGACACGCTCGACGGGCTGAACGTCCATATGGCCAGCATCGACGAACTGCACGCCCATCGGACCCGCGACGTCTGGGACGTGCTGGAGACGGCGACAGGCGCGCGGACTCAATCCCTGATCTGGGCGATCACTACGGCGGGCGTCAACCAGACCGGCATCTGCTACGAGCAGCGGTCCTACGTTACGCGGCTGCTGGAGTCGGCAATCCAAGACGACACCTATTTCGGGATCGTCTATACGCTGGACGATGGCGACGAATGGACGGACGAGGCGATGTGGGCTAAGGCCAACCCCAATTACGGCGTCTCGGTCATGGCGGACGACATGCAGCGTCTGGCAAAAAAGGCCATGCAAACGCCGGCCGCAGTCAATAATTTTTTGACCAAGCGGCTCAATGTCTGGGTTCAGGCGGCGGCGGCGTTGTTCGACCTTGAGTCGTGGAAAAAGGCGGCGGTTCCGGGTTTGGACGAGTCGGATTGGGCGTCGTATCCGTGTTTCATCGCGGTAGATCTGGCCGACTCCAAGGACATCACGGCGGCGGTCAAGGTTTACAGGCGGGACGATAGGGGCGGGGCGAAATTTGCGGCGTTTGGGCGCTACTACCTGCCAGAGGATACGGTAGAGGCGTCGGCGAACTCGCAATACCAAGGGTGGGCTCGGGACGGCAAACTGATTGCGACCGATGGGCCGTCCACCGATTATGAGCGCGTCACGTCCGATTTGTTGGCCGATTTCGAGGCTTTGGACGTGCGGGAGGTGTGTTTCGACCCCTACAACCACCGGTTCATCGCCGACCCGCTGCAAAAGGCCGGGATCGGCGAAGGACAGCTGTGCAAGTTTCAGCAAAGCGTGCCGAAAATGTCCCCGGCGATCAAGGGGTTGGTCGATGCGATCCTGAACGGCGCGATAGCGCACAACGGGGACCCGGTGCTCATGTGGGCGCTGTCCAATGTGGTGGGCAAGTACGACCACCAAGAAAACGTCATGGCCTGCAAAGAGCGGCCGGAAAACAAGATTGACGCGGCGGTGGCTCTGATCATGGCTTTTGCGCGGGCGTCTGCGGTGGACGAATCGGCGTTCGAGCGGCGTGGTATGGTGGTGCTGGGATGATTGAGACGCTGCAAGGGCTGGCAATCATGGCGGGGACCGACTTTATGCCGTCGGGCGGTCAAGTGTCCCTGGAGAATCCCCGCAACTCGCTAGCCCAGGTCTTCGACCTGCAGCCCAGCTTTACGGGCCGGGCGGTCACGGAGCTGAACTCGCTTTCGGTGTCCACGGTCTGGGCGTGCGTGCGGATCATTTCCACCACGGTGGCGCGGGTGCCGACAAGGGTGTACCGGGTGACCAGCGCGGGCCGCGAGGTCGCAACCGACCACTACCTGTATGCCTTGCTGTGCGGATCGGCGAACCCACAATTGTCATCCTTCCGGTTTTTCCGCCTCATGCAGGTGTGGCTGCTGCTGTGGGGCAATGCCTTCGCGGAAATCGAGATGAATGGGCGTGGCCAGATTGTCGCTCTTTGGCCGATGCGCCCCGACCGGATGCGCATTCACGTAGGCGATGACGGGTCTATCACCTACGTGTACCAGCCGGCGAATGGGTCGCCGATGCGGGTGATCGATGAATCCCGCATGTTCCACCTTCGCGGCCTGGAAACTGATGGGGTAGTTGGGCTATCGGTAATCCAGCAGGCTCGGCAAGCGGTCGGCCTGTCAATGGCGACGGAAGAGTTTGGGGCGCGGTTTTTTGCGAACAACGCCCGGCCCGGCATGGTCTTGGAGGCTCCGAACTCCCTGAGTGACCGGACAATTGCGCGGCTCAAAGAGGGCTGGGACAGTATGCACCGGGGCCTTCAGGGGGCGCACCGGGCGGGAATCCTGGAAGAGGGCATGAAGATCCGCGAGGTTGGTCTCCCCCCGGAAGATGCCCAGTTTCTTCAAACGCGCGAGTTCCAGACCGAGGAAATCTGCCGCTGGTACGGCGTGCAGCCGCACAAGGTCGCCAATCTGGCCAAGGCACCCAATAACAACATCGAGCACCAGGCGCTGGAGTTTGTCGGCGACACGATGGACGAGCATTTCTGCAATTGGGAGTCCGAGATCATTCATACGCTGCTGAGCGCACGCGAGGCCATGGTGATTGCGCCGCAGTTCGACCGGGCGCGCTTGTTGCGTGGCGACTTCAAGTCGCGTGCCGAGGGGCTGGCGATCCTTCGCCAGAACGGATTTATCAATTCCGACGAAGGACGCGAGGACTTGGGGTATAATCCTATCGAGGGCGGGGCCGGGCGCAAATATGCGATCCAACTCAACATGCAGGACCTGGAGCAGCTGGGCGAAGACGCGGAAAGTGCGGCGTCGGTAGCGGAGGCCAAAGACGATGCAGGACAGTAGCAGGGGATTCCGCGCCGCGCTGAAAGCCGACGTGCTGGAACTGCTGGTGTACGATGTGATTGGCGCGTCAATGTTTGCCGATGGCGTAACGGCTGCTGGGATATCGGCGCAAATCAAGGCGGCGGGCAAGTTTTCGTCCCTGTCCGTGCGCATCAATTCGCCGGGCGGCAGTGCGTTTGAGGGGCTGGCCATTGCCAATCTGCTGCGCGCCCAGGGAAAACCCGTTACCGTCGAGGTGGACGGGGTGGCTGCGTCGGCGGCGTCGATCATCGCCATGGCCGGGGACCGGGTGTACATGGGGCTGGGATCCATGATGATGGTCCACAATGCGCGAACGATGGCATTTGGGCAGGCGGCTGAGT